GCCCGGGTATACGGCAGCGGGACGCCGGTGGACGACACGCTCGCCCGGGTCATGCCGTCGAACGTGAGCGCGACGCAGATCACCGAGTAGGTGCCGTTGCTGAACGAGCCGCCGGTGTTGCTGACCGCGCCCTGCGTCGGCGTCGGCGTGGTCTGCAGCGCCACGCTCGAGTTGCCGCCGATGTCGAGCAGTTCTTCCGCTTCCATCGTGGCCTGCAGCGTTTCAGTCGCCATCAACGCCATCAGGTCCTCGAACGTCAGCGCCGCCATGTACGCCTGCTCGGTGACGAAGTTGTCGAGGCCCTGCGTGCTGAACTTGGCGAGGTTGTCGGTCACGGTCTGCGCCATGGCCGCGCCGCGTTGGCCTTCCGCCAAGTTGATGCTGATCCGCGACGGGTTCACCGCCGTGATCGAGCGCCAGTTGGCCTGAATGCCGAGCCCGCCGGTCTGGCGCGGGATCATGTTGCGGAGGATCGTCGTGATCGGATACAGCAGCCGCGCGCCCTGTTCCAAGTCGTACTGCGCGAGACCGGAGATGGCGGACGTCGGCTGGGTGAATGCCTTCTGCAGGAGCCACTGCGAGCCCGGAAGCCCGGCGACGTCCTTGTACGCGAGCGGCTTCATCGTCGCTTCGCGCAGCATGTTGATCGCCGCAGACAGGGAATCTGTCGACTTGGCGATCTCCGGGCGGAAAGCAAACCGCCGGAATGCATCGATTACTGCAGGTTTCGGGGCGTCCATTGCTGGGCTCCTCGTCGATCTGGTACGGTTAGGTTGGATGGTTGATCGGAGTCCGGCCCCTTAAGTAGCCGGTGCCATGTTCAGGCGCTGCAGCTTGAGCCGCCGCGCGAGTTCGTAGTCGACCGTCCCGTCGAGATTCTTGGCGACCGCGAGGTCGTCCTCGGTCAGGTCGATCAATTGCGGGTCGGCGCCGTTCGCCTTGCCGGTCCCGTTGTCCTGTTCCTTGCTCCGCGCCACGGCCTGCTCGACCGTGCGCAGCATCACCGTTCGCGGCATCGGCTGGCGCTCCAGCGCGGCGATGCGCTCGGTCGCCTTGGCCAGCTGCGCGACCACCGCGGCGTGATCCGGTCCGTCGGGCACCGGGGCACTCTTGGCCGCGGCCGCCAGTACCTTGTCCTGCCAGTCCATGTCGCCGAGCGACACGGCGTAGCCCTTGCAGATCTGGGAGGCGCGCTCGAGCGACAGTTTGCCGGCCAGCTCCTTGCGCAGGGCGCCGACCCGGCGTGCGGCCTCGAGCCCGTGCTCGATCTCGTCGTCCTCGCCGATGCCGGCGTGCTCCTTCAGCTCCTCGAGCATCTCCTCGGCCTCTTCCTCCGACATCTCCTTGAAGATCTCGACCAGCTCGCCGACCGCGTTGCGCAGCTTGCGCGGCACGTCGGAGTCGTCGCCCTCGGCGTCGAAGTCGTACTGCGCGCCCCGGGCGACGCAGGCCAGACACTCGAGGCACTCGGCGAACTCCTGCACGTTCCACATGCCCTTGGTCAGCTCGACCGTGCCGTAGAGCTTGCGCCGACGCTTGGCCCGCCGCTGGATCGAGTAGGCGATCGCTTCCGCCTGCTTGGGGTCGGTCCCGGCCTTGATCTCGGTCGCGATGTTCGCGCTGCGGGCCTCGTCGCTGTCACTGTTAATCAGCGGCTTGGCCAGCTCGCCGGCGGCCGCCTTCTCCCCCTTGGTCCAGTTCTCCGGCAACAGGTCGGAGGCGCCGAGCGCCTTCGCCCGGGAGATGATGTGCGCCTTCGCCTTGGCTTTGTCCTTGGCCCGGCCGTAGGCGCGGATGGCGTTCTTCAGGTCCGACTTGTTGTCGATCGGAAACGACCCGTCGGGCAGGGCGTGACCGCTCTTCGCCCGCTCCTTGCGCTCCGCGGTCGAGAACTCCCGCTTCTCCAGCTCGGCCACGGTCCACAGCAGCGCTTCGATCGCGATCAGGTCGATGGCATCCTGTAGGGTCAAGCCGGAATCGTTCAGCGCCTTGCCGAAGGCCGCCACGTCCCCGTCGCTGCCGCGCACTTCGACCGGCGCCGGGTCGACAGCTTTGACCTTGAACTCGACGGTGCCGGTCTCGCCGTTCGCCTTGCGCACCTCGAAGAACTTCGCCGACGGGATGCAGGGCGAATCCACGACGCTGATCTCGGACGGGTTCGCGGTGTAACGCCGCAGCTGGCGCTCGTCGACCTTCTCGTACTTGGGCTCGCCGACGTAGGAGCCGCCGATGCTGTAGCCGGTGTAGACGCCCTCGAGGACCTTTTTCCACTCGCCGTCGTCGACGATCTTGCCGACGATGTCGATCGCCTTGTCCGCGTCGTTGAACTCGATCTCCACCAGCTTGCCGGCAGCAACCTTACCGTGCATCGCGCGGATGTTGCCGAGGCTCTTGCCGTCGGTGTCCTTCTTGAACGACTCGCTCCACGCCTCGAAGTATGGCTTGGAGCTGTCGTAGTCGAAGATCTCGTCCGCGCGGTCCGGGACCTCGTGCGCCGCGCGCCCATAGACGAGCCGCTTCTCTTCGTCGACCTTGGTGATCTGTGCAAACACGCGCATCGGCTGATTCATGGTGTCTCTTCCTCGGCCGCGAGTGCGGCATCACGTTTGTCCCAATCGACCACCGGGAGAACCTGACACCGGCAGTTCGGATGTGCCGGCGGCGCGTCGTCGCCGCTGGAGAAGTCGTCGTCCAACGCGATCACGCCGTCGGCCTCGTTGTCCTCGCACTCGTCGCAGGCGTCCTCGTGCGCCAGCCACTGTTTGCCGGAGACCACCCCGGACGCCTCGTAGCTCGCCATCGCGCCGTTATTGGCCGCGAACTGGGTCTCGGTGCGCGCGATCATCATGGCGCGGTCCTCCGAGAACCCCTCGGACTGCACGATCTCGTCCGCCAGCTTGTCGTTGCTCCAGCCTTCCTTGACCGCGTCCAGAACAACGCCGCGGAGGTAGTCGCGGGTGGCGTCGGTGATGGCCCAGCGGGCGTCTGGATTCTCGACCAGCTTGCCGGCCTCAGTAAGGCGCATACCGACGAGTTCGGCCGAGCGCTCGCTGGCGTAGTCGAGGGTCTCGTCGCGAACCACGTTGAGCACTTCGCTGCGCACCTCCGTGCCCAGCCCGATCTGGTGAAGCGCGACCGTGGACCCGTCGGCGCCGACGGCCTCGAGGATGGGACGGATGTCGCCGGTGAGCACGGACCAGCCGGAGAAGTCCAGCTCGGCGAGGATGCGGGCGACCTCGTCGGCTTCGTCGTCGGAGGTGGCAGCGCGCTCGAGCTTGGCCCGCGCCAGCTCGACCTGATGGGCGAGCGCCGGCCCCTGTCGACGGAAGAACGCAAGGATGATCTCCGCAAGCTTCTTCTCCGCACTCAATAACGCGTCACGGTCGACGTTGACCGGGCGTGCCGGGGACGGCTTGCGGCTTTTCCCAAGACCTTGCCCGCGACCCCCGGCGCGGCCGGCTGGGGCGGGCCGGGCTGGGCCGCTGGCGCGCCGGTCGCACCGAACTGCGGCGCGCGAGCGGCGGCACGCTGGTCCTTGTCGTCGAGCTGGTCCTCGGTCAGGATGGTGGCGTTGACGGTCGAGGCGAAGGTCGCCATGTCCATCTGCTCGCGCATGTCGTCCGGCATCGCGTCCTCGCCCAGCTTGGCGCGCACCTCGTCCGGGTGATAGACCTTGGCGTTGACGTAGATCTGGTAGGTCTGCGCCTGCTCGAGCGGATCGGCGACCTCCTCTTCCTGCCAGCGGAAGCACAGGTCCGGATAACCAAACTTGGTGCGGATGATGCGGTCGATCAGCGAGCCCAACCATTGGCGCCACGGCTGCTCGCCTTCCTCGTGCGCCTCGGTGTGGTGCGTCTTCTCCTGCCCCTTGTTCATCTGCTGGATGAACGGCATCGGGTTCAGGCCGAACGCGAAGCACATGATCCGAATCAGCCACTCGTCCGACTTGTCGGTGAGAATCCGCTCCTTGGTGTCGACCGGCTTGGCGCCGTCTGGGACGAACATCGTGCCGCGGCGGTTCTGGACGTTGCCCTGCAGCACCGAGTCCCACCACAGCTTGAACTTCGCCATCTCGTCCACGTTCCACGTCGACGGCAGGGCGATCAGCAGGTCCGGCGTCGAGCCCATCGTGTAATACGACAGGAAGTACGCCTCGCGATAGATCGCGATGTTGACCGTGGCAATCATCTGCTCGACCGGCCCGTAGCCGTACAGGCTGTTGACGCGCGGATTGCGCGGCGCGTACATCAGTTCTGGGAACGGGATGCCGTCTGGCGCCAGCGGCACCGGCTGGCCCCGCGGCACCGGCTTGATGTAGTCGCACGCCGGGAGCCCGTTCTTGATGACCTGCTGGTAGCCCGGCCCGACGTCCGGGTCCGGGACGCGTCCGTCGGAGCCGATCTTGGGCGAAATCAACGATCCGTCGATGATATGCAGCGCGGCGAGGTCGCCTTTGCGGTCGGGTTGCAGCCAGATCGCCGGCGCGTCGTAGACCATAACCTGCTCGAGCAGCATCCGCGCCCAGTCCGAGAAGATGTGCTCCCGGTCGGGCATGAAGA